CCTACGGCTTTCCCTTCGCGGCGACCAACAACTAACGATGGCCTCGGAGAAGTGGGGGAACCTTCGCCCGGGCCGGCGCGAGGCGGCGGACTTCGACCGCCTCGTCTCTCCGCTCGGACAAGACGTGGCCGAGACGCCTGCGTACTCGCCGTCCCGCCCCGTGAACGGGGCCAAGCAGAAGAACGACCCCAAGGGCAAGGCTGCTCCGTCCGGGGTCAAGGAGTCTATGCGGGGGGAGTAGATGGACAACGTATTCTGGAACGCCAAGCCCGGGAAGGGCGGAAAGTTCACTCGGGAGATGTTCTTGAAGGCGATCTCGGAGTACGAGAACCAGGGCGTCCCGGAAGAGCCGAACGCGATCTACCCCAGCCCCGAGGCGATGATCCAGGCGCTCAACGGAGGCGAGATGGTCCTGATGAGCTACCGGGACTTCCAGCGCGCCCTGCTCGTCCTCGATGTCGAGGAGCGACGGAACTAGATGCCTGCCGCGAACGAGAGCGAGGAGATCTCGCATCTCATCCGGGACAAGGGCTATCCCCAGAAGCGTGCTGTGGCGGCGGCGCTCAGCATGAAGCGGGCGGGCAAGTTCAAGAAGGGGAAGCGGAAGAAGAAACGCCGTTCGTAGCAGCGTGGACCTCGCCAACCGAATCCTCTTCGCATGGAGCCTGATCTTCGGGCTCGGCCAAGTCTACTACCATCACGACCCGACCGCCTGCCGAGTGACCTTCGACGGCGGCGCCCTACCGGGCGACATCCTCCAACTGCCCTGGATCATCGACATGCCGTGTAGTCTCGCCTACCGCTGGAAAGAGGCCCACGACTGGCGTAGTCGAGTCGACCATTGACCCGCTCCGACCTCTGGCTCCGGTTCATCTCGGGCCTGAAAATCAGGCGCCGCGATCGTCTCGTCGTTCCCCTCCAGTACAACGTCCCCCAGCAGATCGTGTGGGCGAAGCTCAAGCACAAGATCGACCACCACGAGCCGATCCGGGTGATCGTGCTGAAAGCCCGCCGCGAGGGCATCTCGACTCTGATCGAAAGCCTGATGATGGCGTTCATCAGCGAGGGCGAGATGGTCAACGCGCTCGTCACCGCCCACCAGACCAAGGCGGCGTCGAGAATCTGGACCATGAGCCGGCTGTTCGTCACCTCGAACCCACTCTTGAACCGCCTGGCCAATATCCAGCCCGGTTCGCACAAGATCGAGCTGGGGACCTCGAGCCTCGAAATCTCCTCGGCGGGCTCACCGGAGTCAGAGCGGTCGGGCGACATCACGGCCTTTCATGGCTCCGAGGTGGCCTTCTGGCCGAACGACGAGACGCTCACCGCGACCATGCAAACGCTTCCCGACGACCCCGGAACCTTCTCGATGGGGTTTCTCGAATCGACGGCCAACGGCAAGGTCGGGGACGGCGAGATGTTCTACGACGAGTGGCAGCGAGCCTCGGAGGGCGAGTCGGACTGGCTGGCGATCTTCTTGGCCTGGCACGACTTCCCCGAGTACTTCTTGCCTGGCCTCACGCCCCAGGATCTCGACAAGGAGGAGCAGGAGCTCGTCGCCCGGTTCAAGCTGAACCCGGGACAGATCGCGTGGCGGCGCCGGAAGATCGCCAATGACCTGAAGGGCGATGTCGACCTCTTCCACCAGGAGTACCCGTCCTACCCGGAGGAAGCGTTCATCCAGTCAGGGTTGCCGTTCTTCCGGTCCGAACACCTGATGCCCCTCGAGAAGCACGTCCGCAACGGGAAGCGGTACATCATCGACGGCAACGGGGGGTTTCACGAGAGCCCCAAGGGCTACGTGGAGCTATGGGTCCAGCCTCGACCAGGCGGACAGTACGTGATCGGCGCCGACTCCTCGATGGGCCTGAACGACGACGACAAGGGCTCATCGCACTCCCGATCCGCGGCCGAGGTGCTGGACATGGAGACCCTGGAGCAAGTCGGGGAGTACGACGCCATCAGTGCTCCTCACGTCATGGCGGGGCACCTGGCCGCGATCGGCCGGAAGTACAACAACGCCCTGATCGCCCCCGAGGTGAACTCGTCAGGCGGCGGCGGCGGGCGTGAGATCGTGGTCTACCTGAAAGACCTGGAGTACTGGAACCTGCATCGATGGAAGCATCCCGACCGGATCCAGCGCGACCAGGGGGTGCTATACGGCTGGGAGACCAACGCCAGGACCAGGCCCCGAATGCTGGCCCGGTTGCGCGAGGTGGTGATGGAGCGGTCGGTGACGATCCACTCGCGGCGGCTCATGAAGCAGCTTTCCGACTTCGGAGAGAAGGACTCGGGGCGCATGGAGGCGCTGTCGGGGCACGACGACCTGTTGATGGCGTTCGGCATCGCCCTGGTGTCCCGGAGCGAGAACTACTACCCGGCTCCCGGATCGGTGGCCAGCCCCAGCTTCGAGCAGCCCGACTGGAGATCCCTAGGCATCCATGTGATACAACCGGAGTCGAGCGGGGACCGGCTGCGCCGGATCCTCGCGTGGCGAGACGAGGAAACGTCCGAACCCCAGAGCTTTCTGGAGGCGTGATGAAGATCAAGGTGCTGTGTCGGAACCCGAATTGCCGGAACGCCCAGAACCTCGTGCCCATGCGCATGACCGCCGAGTATCACTCCGCCTGGACCTTCCACTGTGACGGCTGCGGATGGGATCGGGTGTGGACCAAGGACCAGGTAGGCGGCGAGATGGGCGTCGGTCGGAGGGACGACGGAGCGGGGCCGACAGGCGGCAAGGGCCCGTCACGGTGGCGTCAGGGCGTCAACTTCGGCTAAAGTAGCAGGCAACTAGGGCGCGCGCGCGAGCTACGCGCGAACCCAGAACCCACAGAGCATCCCGACTCGCGCCCGGGATCGGAGGCGCACATGGCCATCAGGGTCACGACAGGCTTGTCGGAACAGCTCTCCAACCTCATCCCTGGCCAGAACCCCACCTCTGCACGGCTGACCAAGCTCCTCCAGGAATTGTCCGAGCTCCGCGCAGCGCGCGGCCAGGGGCCCGTCACAGCCGAAGAGATCGCCGGCTTTCCTCCAGGGGACGCGGACATCGCCCCCCTCCCCGATCCCGACACCGACCCGACCCTGGTGTCCGCGGCCGATGCGAACGGGATCAAGAACATGCTGGAGGACGAGCGACCGATCAAGAAGCTCCCCGACGAGCCCGTGCGCACGCTCAGCGCCGAGGAGCAGCTAGCGATCGAGCGGGCGGTCAACGAGCAGCTCCGCCTGAAGCTCGCGGAGGCCGAGGCAGGCATCGTCCCCAGCGAGGGCGCGGCGATCGCCTCCGGCAAGCTGCCGGTCCCGTCGACTGCCCCCACGCTCGGCTCTCGGCTCGAAGAGCGGGTGACGCCGGGTCGGTGGACGACCTCGCCGCTCGGCCCCAAGGTGCATTTCATCGTGTGCGGGTGCGGACACTGCTCGCCCAGGCGCGTGTATCACTGGTACTGCGTGGTCTGTAAGTCAGGGCCCTGGCACTACCAGCAGAAATACCCCCACTTCAACAAGACATGGCTCTGGCCCGGGAGCGTGGAAGGCATCAACCACCCCGTCTGCTCGGAGCCCTGCCGGGTGCAGTACCAGTCCCAGGTCGACCAGATCGTCGCCCGCCCAGGCGGCATCCATCCGGGGCGCCTGGCGACGGCACCAGACAGCGACTAGGAAAGGGGCGCCGACATGACACGACGGCTCATCGCTGCACTCGTTCTCATCTCGGCGCTCAGTGTTCCACACACCAGTCGAGCGCAGATTTGCACGGGCCTGGATAGTCGGACCCTTACCGCCTACGCCCACGAGAAGCTGACCATCTCGGCCTCGGCGGTGCCTTTCACCTCGAGCGTGTACATCAGCGGGAGCCAGACGCCCGTGATGGCGTTGTTCACGGCGTCGGGGGACTCCATCAGCTACTTGGTCGACGGCTCTACCCCGACCGCTTTGGTCGGCAACGTTATCCCCGTCTCGTCGGGCTCCAACGGCGTCAACGGCGCCGTGTGCGGGTTCCCCTCGATCCAGAAGTTCCTGGCGATCCGGGTCAATACCGACGCGACGCTCTTTGTCCAGTACTTCAAGTAAGGCGTAGCGCGAGGAGGCCGCGATGGGCAGACGGACATGGGTTCCCCTGGCTGCCGCGCTCTCCCTCCTGCTCGCCCTCGGCACCGTCTTCTACGCCTACGCCCAGGTCTATACCTTCGGCCAGGGCGGGAGCGGCGGCGGAGGTGGCGCCACTGGCCCGACGGGACCAGCAGGGCCGACCGGCGCGACAGGGCCAGCAGGGGGCCCCACCGGTCCTACTGGCGCCACAGGCGCCACGGGATCGACCGGGGCTACCGGAGCCACCGGCTCACAAGGGGCAACGGGTAACACCGGAGCGACCGGGGCCACTGGGGCCACTGGAGGGACTGGGGCAACCGGAGCCACGGGCGCGACGGGCGCCACGGGCGCGACAGGTGCCACGGTCACCGGAGCGACCGGCGCCCAGGGATTCCAGGGCGGTCTGCAGTTCGACTTCTCCACGGGAACGAGCGGCGACCCCGGGACCGGGAATGTTCTGTACGACAACTCCACGATCCTCTCCGTCGCCAACATCAACATCAGCTACACCGATCAGAACGGCTCGAACCAGAACGCCTACGAGGCGCAGTGGGGCGATAGCACCACCACGTCGAACCGCGGCTACCTCGTTCTCCGCGACAACTCCAACGCCGGCACCGTGGTCGACGTCTTCAAGATCACGGGCGGCATTGTCGACCACGGGACCTACAAGACCGTCCCGGTGACCTACGTCTCGGGCGGGTTGCCGACCAACGGGCTCCAGCTCGCTGTGAACTTCTCCAGGACGGGCGACATCGGCATCACGGGCGCCACAGGCGCCACCGGGGCGACTGGGGGAACCGGACCCACAGGCGCCACTGGCGGGACGGGTGGAACAGGCGCCACGGGCGCGACAGGTGCCACCGGAGCTACTGGGCCGACTGGGACGACGGGCGCGACGGGCGACACGGGCCCGACCGGTCCCACTGGGCCGACCGGGGGCACCGGAGCGACCGGCGTCCAGGGCGACCAGGGCGGGCTGCGCTTCCAGTTCTCGACCACCACAAGCGGGGATCCCGGCAGCGGGAAGTTCCTCTACGACAACGCCACCATCGGCTCGGTGGCGAACATCAACATCTCGTACACCGACCAGAACTCGGTCAACCAGAGCGCATTCGAGGCGCAGTGGGGGGACTCCACCACCACCGCGTCGCGCGGCTATCTACTCATCAAGGACAACTCGAACTCCGGGACCACCGTCAACGTCTTCAAGATCACCGGAGCGATTGCCGACCACACGACCTACAAGACCGTGCCCGTGAGCTTCGTCTCGGGCTCGCTGCCGTCCGCAAACCTCCAGATGACCGTGAACTTCTCCCGAACGGGCGACCTCGGCGGAACCGGGCCAACCGGAGCGACCGGGGCCACGGGTGCCACTGGAGCTACGGGGGCGACGGGCTCGGCGGGCTCGAGCAGCAACACCATCCCCTGCACCATGATCGTCGGCGCCGACAACGGCCCGACCCTGGTAGCGGGCGACCTAGGGCCGCAGGGCCGGCAGTGCATGATGCCCGCGGCGGGGACCATCATCCAGGTGACCGTGGCGGCGGATACCGGAACCCCGAACGTGCAGATCGCCAAGAACCACGGCGGCGTGCAGACCAACCTGATGTCGGGGGCGCTGCAGACGGCCGGCGCGGGGGCGATCGCCTGCTCGAACACGGGCGGGACCACCGGGATCGACGGCGTGACGACCTGTAGCGCCACCCTGACCACGACGGCGCTCGCCGCGGGGGATTTCCTCGACCTGGTGTCGGGGGCGCCCTCGACCGCGCATCGCATGACCATCAACGTGACCTACACGGTGCCATGACGACTTTTCACTACTACTCCCCGGTTCACTTCGAGAAGTTCGACTGGCGCAACGCGATGGTGCGCGGCATCGGCGGGTCGGAGACCGCGATGGCCGAGATGGCGTGGCGCCTGGCCCGCCGTGGCCACGAGGTGAAGTGCTACGCCCCGATCCCGGAAGATTGCCCGGGGCAGTGGCGCGGGACGACGTGGCTCCCCCTGGAAGCGGCCGACTTCGAGGACGACGGGGTGTGGATCCTCTCTCGCTGCCCCGATGTACTGGACCAGTTCGGGGACCGGAGAGTCGGCCAGCCGCGCTGGCTCGTCAGCCAGGACGAGCACTACCCCAACTGGACCGAGGAGCGGGTAGAGAAGCTCGACCGCGTGCTGGCGCTGAGCCCCGAGCATTACAAGCGAATGCTCCGCCTTATGCCCTACGTCGAGTCGAAGCTCTGCATTTCCTCGAACGGGCTCAAGGCCGATCTGATCCGCGAGATCGAGGCGATGGGGATTCCCGAGCGCGATCCGAACAAGATCGTCTATGCCTCGTCGCCCGACCGGGGGCTCGAACACCTCCTGCCGATCTTAGCGCGGGCGCGGGAGTACAACCCCGACTTGACCCTGCACATCTTCTACGGGTTCGACAACATCGACGTGCTAGCCAAGGCGCATCCCTGGATGGCGAAAGCGAAGGGCCGGATCGAGCGGTTGATGAACCAGCCCGGGGTGGTGTGGCGGGGGCGCGTCGACCAGGACACTCTCTATCGGGAATGGCTCACCGCGGGGCTCTGGGTGTACCCCACCCAGTTCTTCGAGACGAGCTGTATCACCTGTATGGAAGCCCAGGCGCTCGGCGCAGTCCCGATCGTCTCTCCGATCGGTGCTCTGGCCGACAACGTGCGTCATGGCCACTGGATTCCCGGGTACGCGAGCGAGCCGCTCACACGAGCGCGCTTCGCCGCGACTCTCGTCTGGTTCTCCGATCCCACCATCCAGGCACGCATCCGGGCCGAGATGATGCCGTGGGCGCGAGGGCGCTTCAACTGGGAGCTGGTGGCCGACCAGTACGAGGCGTGGGCGCTCGGCCTGGCCGAAATCAAGGCGCAGTTCCTCTTCCAGGTGAAGCACGCCAAGGGGCGCACCCTGAACGTCGGCTTGGGCTCGCCCGAGACCGCATCGATCTGGCCGGCCGGCACCGTGCACGCGGACGTCCGTCCGATGGCCACGGCTCATGCAACCTTCGACATCCGAGACGGAGTGCCCGAGGCGCTCGGCACCTTCGACACCGTGGTCCTGGGCGACGTCCTCGAACACTTCCTGGACGGCGAAGATTGCGTGGCCGCGCTCCGATCGGCGGAGAAGGTGTTGCGGGATGGCGGAAGGGTGGTGCTCACCGTGCCGAGCGACAGTCGGTCGGTCGACCGCCAGATCGCAGATGGCGGGGGGACCTCGAGCCCTGAGCCGCTCTACGCCAACGGGGTGAGCGCGTTTCACCACAGGAAGATTGCCCTGGCCACGCTCGGCGCCTGGCTGCTCGACGCGGGGCTCCAGATCGCCTGGAGCCAGGGACTCGACTACACCTACTTCGACGGCCACGGGATCGTGGCGGAGCGCGTCTGATGCTGCACACGCGCAGAGCGATCGGCACGGTGGCGTACCTGGGTGGACTCCCTGCCGTTCTCGAACCGTTCTGCTGGGCCTGGTCACAGATGGTCCAGTACAACGCCGAGTACATGACGAACCGGCCGGATCTGGAATACGTCCACTACGACCGGGCGACCGCGAGCTTTCACAGCTTCGCCCGCAATAGCCTAGTCGAGCGGTTCCTGGGCGACTGGCTGATCCAGATGGACACCGACCATTGCCCGGATCCGGACATCGCCGTGCGCCTGGTGAAGACGGCGGACTGGGCTCAGGTCGACGTCCTGACGGCGATCTACCGCCATCGGGCCGAGCCGGGCCCGCCCGTGCTCTACCAGTGGGACGAAGAGAACAAGTTCCTCCATCCGATCGCGTCCTGGGACAAGAGCTTTCGGGTCATGCGAATTGGCGCGTCCGGCGCGGGGTGTCTCTTCGTGCGCCGGCATGTCTTCGAGAAGGTGGTGCGCGCTTTCCGGTGCGCGCCCTTCGACATCCTCGATCTCTACGGCGAGGATCACAGCTTCTTCAAGCGGCTGCGTGAGCTCGACATCCCAGCCTACGCGGCGGTCAACATCGAGTCGCCCCATATGCGGTGGGGCCCCTTCGGATTGGACGACTACGAGATGCCCGAGGTGAAGCCGGCCCAGCAAATCCCGGCAGGAGGATTCCGATAATGCCACCTTCCTCTGCAGCCACAGCGATTCTGGCCTGGCTCGCCACCCTCGATCCGGGTGGGTTCGTCTCGATTGGGCAGTCGCGTACCGCCACGGTGTACCTGACCCAAGGGATCGAAATGATGATCCAGGCGGTGTGCATCTTCGGATCGAACGTCTCGCTCGCGTCGACGGTGGCGATCTACGCCAGCAACGACGGCGGCGCGAACTTCGACACCGAGCCGACCGTGGCCTTTGGGTTGCCCCAGCTCGCGTCGGGCACCAAGAAGGAGAGCGTGCGCCTGACGACAGGGATCTACGCCATCCAGATGCAGTCCTCGTCGCCCAGCACGACCATGTGGATGCCCACCTACCAGGTGCTCACGGCCTACTTCAACTTCAACGTCTAGGGCATGATCTCGTCGCTCTACGTCCAGCACTCGACGGGGAACAAGAAGCCCCAGGTCGGGTACATGGTCGACCGGCAGCATCCGGCCGGTCAGTCGCTGTGCTTCTACACGGCGTTTCAGGAGATTTCCCGCCTGGTGGGACCGAATCCGGGGAACTTCAATACCCCGGACAACGTGGACGGCAATATCATCGTGGACATCGCGGGAGGTTTCAAAATGAACGTGCGCGGGCCCGCCGCGGGCCTGTACAACCGGGTCGGGATCCGGAGTCGAACCGGGCCCACCATCTCGTTCATCGGCGCTCAGCTCAACCGCACCCCCGGGATCATCTGCTCCCAGAACCCTCCGGGGATAGCCGCCATCAAGGGGCCGTTCACGGCGGGGTTGAAATTCTCGACCACAACGAGCGGCCAGGCGATGCCCATGTTCGGGAATTGCGGGCTTACCGGGCAGGGGCTCTTCGGGTTCCAGATCGGCAGCTCCAACACCATGTCGTTCATCTTCAACACGAACGGCCCGGGCCCCCCGCGCGCGCTCAGCGTGAACACCTACAACGATGGGAACTTCTACACGGCGTTCGGGGTGTGGACGGGCGGCGACGTGCGCCTCTATATGTTCTCGGAGACCGGGGCCCTGCTCGAGCAGATCACCGGCACCGTGATCTCGGCGTTCGATTCAGGGGTGACCGTGACCCCGCTCGCCATCTCGTGCGTGTACGACAGCACCACCACCGGCACCATGTACAACGGCTACATGGAGTGGTGCGGGGTGTGGCGACAGGTGCTCCCCGTTGGCCGCATGGGCGAGATCGCCTCTCAGCCATACGGCTTCCTCATCCCGACGTCTCGGACACCGTTCCCGGGTGGATCGCTCAAGACCTTGACCACCATCAGCCACCGCACCAGGCAGGGGTAGCCGATGAGACATCTTCGACTGGCGCTCGTCCTGCTCCTCCTCGTGGCGACCGCTGCCTCCGCCCAGGTTCTTCCCTTCGGTGGCGGCGGCGGCGCGGGCTCGGCCGGCCCGACCGGAGCCGCTGGCCCGACAGGGCCGACCGGGGACACCGGTCCCGCGGGGTCTGGGTCTACCGGCCCGACAGGCGTCACCGGCCCGACTGGCGTCCAGGGCGTCCAGGGTATCCAGGGGGTCGCGGGTCCCACCGGGGGAACAGGCGGAACCGGAGCCACAGGGCCAGCCGGCCCCACCGGAACGGGTGGGCCTGCCCTGACGCCGAAAGGCGCATGGAACTCAAGCGACACCTACAACCCGGGCGACGTGGTGGTCTTCCCGGGAGCAGGATCGGACGCCTGGATCTCGCTCACCACCAACACCAACAAGCAGCCCGACCTCAACCCGACCGACTGGGCCATGCTGACCGGGGCGACGGGTCCCACCGGGCCAACTGGCGCCACGGGGTCGACTGGACCGAACGGATCGACCGGGCCCACTGGAACGCAGGGGGTTCAAGGCATCCAGGGGCCAGCCGGCCCCCAGGGCAGCACCGGACCTACCGGGGGAACAGGAGGCACAGGGGGCACCGGGCCCACGGGCTCGATCGGGCCCACAGGCCCTGCAGGGGCCACCGGAAGCCTCGGGCCGAACGGTCCGACGGGCGCGACGGGCGGCACGGGAGGAACGGGCGCTACGGGCTCGACAGGTCCCACCGGAGCCACGGGTCCAGCCTCGGGAAGTTCCTACGCGGGGGCAAGCTGCGGCAGCTCTCCAAGTAACTGCACGGGATCGACGGGGGCGAACTCCATCGTCCAGTCTGTGAACTCAGACGGTTCTCTGGTCGGTGTGCCCATGATCGTCACCCGCCACCTCCCGATGTGCGGCACGAACGGGACCACTGCCTCGCCGGCCTGGGACCTCCCGGCCTCGAGCGCGGCGACGCCGACTGACGTCACCGGAAGCAACGTTCATAAGTGCGTCCTGAACTTCGCCAACGGGCAGTCGGCCCAGTTCTCGATGGCGCTCACGGCTGGGGAGCTGTCGACGGTCACGATCGACTCGGTGACGATCGCCTGGTCGAGCGCGCAGACCTCCGCGACGGGCACCTTCACGTTGCAGAGCGCCTGTCGCGCGCTCTCCGGGGCAGGGACTGACGACCAGGCGTTTCAGACGTTCTTCGCCCCGAGCCAGGACACGACGCCTGGCACCGCCAACCGGATGACGAAGACGTCGGGGACGAGCGTGGCGCTGGGGAACCAGTGCGCCGCCGCGACTGACCAGATGCTGCACCTCTTGCTCTCGTGGACGGCCGGGACCGCCACGTCGGTCAACGTCGATGAAGTGGTGTTGCGCTACCACTAGCCTCCTCGCGCTCCTCGTCGCGCTCTGGGCGAATCCCGCCCTCGCCCAGAGTCACGTTCAGGACATGGCCGCCGTGTTGGCGACCAGCTCGTCGACCGCGACCACGGCCGCCGTCACGACGACCACGGGGAACCTAATCGTCGGGGCGTGCGCGTACAACCTCGGGTCAGGCGTCTCGACGAGCGCAATGACGGATAGCAAGTCCAATTCCTATACGCTTGCCGTGACCGCCGTCGACTCGTTCACATCGAGGAAAGTCGATCTCTACTACGCCAAGAACATCACGGGGGGCTCTGGTCATACGATCACCTGCACCTTCGACTTCGCCGGCAACGGGGCAGTGGCGGCGATGGAAGCCTCCGGGGTGGACCTTTCCGCTCCGCTCGACCAGACAGCGACGGCGAGCAATGTGGCCGACTTCAACAACGCCTCGTCTGGCAACACGTCGACCACCTCGACGGCCAACGAGTTTCTCGCCGGGTCCTGCCTGGCGCGCACTGAGGGGAACTTGACGAGCGTCAATAGCCCCTTCACGGCAGGGCCTGGAGACAACACACAAGGACCAGCCTTCGCCCTCGGCTGGCGCGTCGTGTCGGCGACCGGGGCCTACGCCTTTACCTGCACGATCAACAACGACTTCTGGGGCGCGGCGATCGCCACCTTCAAGGCGGCTGGAGCCCCAGCGTCGAACACCACCAAGAAAAAGGCGAGCTGATGAACACACGCTGGACGCTACTGGCGATCATCCTGATGGGGCACCTCACCGCTATACCCGTTCACGCGGCGAGCTGTACGCGCGGGGTCCCGCCGTTCGGCAACGGAGACTGCTACTGCGACTGCGTGAAGGGGAGCACGAACCCCAACTGCTCGACCTTGCACGGCGTCGGGGTGCCACACGATACCTCGCTGCTCGCGTGCGAGGACTTCGAGGCGCCGACCCTGCACGACAACGTGAACGTCGGCGGCGGCGCGCCTGACTGGGGCCCGCCCTACGACGACTCCGGACGCACCGGAGCGCGCGGCCAGAACAGCTACATGCTGCAGAACTACGGCAGCGTGACCGGCTCGTGCGCCTGGGGCCCCGGTCAGCCCGCCTCACCGGCCCTTGGTCGACCCTGCGATCCCTCATTCACCTTCGGCTGCTTCGCCGCGCTCTTCGTGGCCGGCGACCCCTTCAGCGTGCTGGGCTCGAACGCGGTCGGCTCGTGTTCCTCGGTGCAGAGGAATGGGGAGTACAACGCGGAGAACATCGGCATCGCGGCGCCGACGACGGTCTTCGACGGCGTGCAGTCCTGGGGCTACCGGGTGCCTGCCGGCCCGAATCCTGGGGGTCTCGGTCACACCATGCCCTTCGCCCCGTCGACCCTGGTCACCCCTGCCACGTACTACCCGACCTTCGGGATCACTCAGGCCGTCGCCTATCCGAGCAATTCGACCTCGAGCGGGGTCTGGGCGGGACCGTGGAAGCACGACGAGTACTTCAACGCGGGCGGGCCGAACGGGAACCAGGGGCTCGATGGTCCGTTCATGTTCCACAACCAGCCCGGGCACAGCAACCAGGATCCGTTCCACTACATGAATCTGTTCTGGAACTATCCGACCTATGGGTCCGCCTTCGCTCCGGCTGCGGTCTGTACCGCCTCGGTCAACGGGGCGACGAAAAACGCGGGCGATCTGTTCTGCACCTTCGATCCGTCCGGTCCCGCCATCGGCATTCAGTACGGCGCGAAGGCGACTGACCCGAATCACTATGACCAGCCGACCGACTGGCCGGATGGGACCTGGGGATGCGTCCAGGCTTACTACCAGAATCTCGGCTCGGCCAGTTCGAGCATTCAGATCTGGTTCACCGGCCAGTCCGGCGTCCAGAAGAAGATCGTCGACATCAGTAATTTCGACATGCGGTGGCTGGCGGTAGCTGGCCCCCCGGCCGGGTACTCCGCCATGCTCTTCGATATGTACGCCAACACCAACTACGTTCCTGGCGGCGGGACGCCGATCACCAACCCGACCTACCGCTACGAGGACAACATCCACATCAGGAACGGCCCGCCCGTCTCGTGCGCCCAACTCGGGCTGAACTCATCACCGCCTCCGGCGACGACGTGCTCGGGCGCCGGCTCGAAGCTGGCCCTCTTCAACGGCAAGCTTCAGAACCAGGGAGGATCCTTGGCATGTCAGTAATCCTCGCGCTCTTCGTCCTGCTCGCGCTCGTGGCGCCTGCGTGCGCCCAGATCAACTACCAGATCCCCGCCAACGGCCCCTCTTCTAAACAGGGGACCATCGTGTGCAACCCCTCGGCGTCCTGCGTGACCCAGGGGAACACCACGACGATCAACCTCGGGTCGGGCGGTGGCCCGACCGGGCCCACGGGCCCTGCCGGTCCTGTGGGTGCTCCAGGAGCCACCGGGCCGATGGGCCCCACGGGTCCTGCCTCGGGGAGCTCCTTCCAGGGCTCGACCGCGACGGTGCAATGTCCCAACGGTGGGCAGTTCATGACAGGGATCACGGTGGCGCTCTCGCCCAGCGGGGCTCTTTCGCTCGCCCCACTGTGTGCGCCATGATGATGCGGCTGATGCGGGCTGTTGCCCGGTACGCTGAAAGGACGAGGGATCGACAGGTGACCGTGAGGCATATCCGATTCGTGCAGACGGCGCTCTGGCTCGGATTCATCGCTCTATGCCTGACGTCAGGCTGCGCCCACACCCTCGGCTATGCCGGAGAACACCCTGGCTATGTGTACTGCAAGGGGAAGGGCGTACTGACCCTGACGGGATCGCTCGCAGTCGGCGCGGGTGCTGGGGGTGGGCAGGCCAACAACGTGACGGTACAAGCCGACTGTGATCCGAACGGCTTCCTGCTCCAGCAGGGGTCACCCCCCGCACCCGCGGTTCCGGCACTGGTGCCGAACGGGACGTTCATCATGTCGCCAACGGGGAAACCATGAACAGCACGAATATCTGGCTCCTGCTCGCCGCGGCTGGCCTCGGAGTGGGCACCTTCTGGGGGGCCCACAGCGCCGATCCGATGGACACGAAATTCTGGATGGGACTGGGGATCAACGGCGTGATCGTTCCGGTCTGTACCTACGTGATGGGGTTGTACCAGAAGAAGCCCGGTGCTGGCGGCCCGTGAGCCGAGGTGGGCCCGTTTGACCTGGTGTCGCTGGAGACGTTCCTCCGACTGGCCGAGCTGGTCGGCGCGGCCGGGGGCTCTATCTTTGCCGTGGTGTGGAAGGTCCGGGGGTATCTGCACAGCTTCGAGAAGTCGATAGAGAAGCGCATGGACCAGAACCTCGCCAGGATCAAGGACGACATCACCTCGGCCAAGGTGGAGACCGACGAGTGCCTGCACCGACTCCACGCCGAGAACACAGAGCGAGCGATCGGGACGAACCAGCAAATCGCCGCGCTCGCCGGCAAGGTGGCCCTGCTCGACTCGAAGGTTGACGATCTGCGCAACGGGTGGCGGCGAGGCCAGTAGTGGAGGACGAGGAGATCGACGGCGCTCCCGAGGTCCTTACCAGCAAGAAATCCTCGGTCGAAGATCCCCTCCAGGAGAACGAGGCGAATCTCGTGGAGTGGGTGTCGGGGCTCAGCTACGACGCTGAGCGGGCGAAAGAAGAGGCGTGCGACCCCGACGCCTGGCCGGATACCGCGGACGTCTACTGGGGAGACGTGTGGCCCGATGGGATGCCGTCCTACAAGCCCCGGATCACCGTCAACGAGATCAAGTCGCTCGTGCTCCAGGAACTCTCCGACCTCACCGATTCCCGCATGCTGATCTACGTCAAGAAGACGATGGAAAGCACGGATCGGGACAAGGTGGCCGAGGACTCGATCCATTCCCTCTGGCAAAACCGCTTCTTCGATATGGCGTTCTTCGAGGCGACCCTGGACTCGATGATCTATCCTCTCGGATTCCTCCAGGGCGGGTGGGACCCCTATCTCGAGCAGGGCCAGGGCAACGTGCTTCTGAAGGCCAGGGATCCACGCACGGTGTTCCCCGACCCCGACGCCGAGAACGACGAGGACCGAAAGTACTGGATCACGAAAGACGTCATGGATCTGGTGACCATCCGCCGCATGTGGCCGGAGACGGGGCCCAGGGTCCAGCCGGAGGCCAACTGGTCCGAGAAGTACAACAAGAAGCAATCGGACAAGAGCGGGCCAGGCGGGTCAGCGGGATACGTCGGCCCCCTCTACACCAAGACGGGCGGGGCAGGGGCGCCAGGATGGCGCAAGGCGCGCGCCGAGGTGCTGACGTGCGTGGTTGAGGACGACGACACGATGGAGGAGCTGCACCGGATCGGAGATCGACTCTCCTTCCGAACGGTGTACCGCTACCCCCACAAGCGGTGCCTGATCGTCGCCAACAAGCGGGTGCTCTACGACGGCGACATGCCGTATCACCACGGGCCGAACCTGATCCGGGTGGCCACCCAGCCGACCGTGCATTCCTATTGGCCCAAGGTGTCGACGGTGTGGGAGTACGGAGAGATCCAGAACACGGCCAACAAGCTCGACTCGCTGGTGGCGGAGAACGCGCTCCGGTTGAACCGCGGCGAGGTGTTCGCGGACGCCGATTCCGGGATCAACCCGAAGACCTACGGCAACATCCCGGGCGGGGTGTACCTCATCAAGCCCGGATCGAAGGTCCAGAAGAGCTATCCGGGCGCGATGCCCGCCGACATGGTGCAGGGCGGCGAGCGCATGCGCGGGTTCATCCGGCAGAACATGGGCTACCCCCTGTCCCGCCAGGGCGCCGGCACCCACGGCAACATCGCGGCCGAGCTAGCGGAGACGGAAATCAGTCAGTCGATGGGGCTGACGCGCCTGCGCGGCCGGCTGCTCCACCACGCCGCGGTCCAGACGGTGCGCATGGTGTTCGGGCTGATGGCCCAGTTCTACACGTTCCCCCGCCACCTCCCGTACAACGAGCACGGGGAGTGGAAGAAGGTCCAGTGGGAGCCGATCGCCTCGCCCGACCAGTACGCTGTCCACGTCGACTCCTCGACCTTCGCGGTGAAGTCGAAGACGATGGTGCAGCGGATGGCGCTCACGCTGGCGAAGATGCAGAAACTCCCGACCGAGGAGCTGCTGAAGGCGCTCGAGTACCCCAACGCCGAGGAAGTCGCCCGCAAGATGCAGGCTGAGCTGATGCTGATGGCGGCGGCGAAGATGAACCAGCGCGGGGGCAAGGGCGCCAAGAGAGGTTGACAACCGTGGACCCCTTCGCGCTAAATGGAGCCGATGAAGTCATTGTTACTCGCGTGTTCGACCGGTGGCAGTCGCACTTCGTGGAGGGCTACGTTCGCCGTCGCGGCGAGTGGCTCTTCGCGGAATTCGCGGTCTGCAAGGCCGATTGCGAGTACATGAGTCGGGACGCATTCATGGCCTTTGCGAAGCGCCAGCTCCCCACGGTCACAGTCGATCGTCCGTGGGAACGAGAGCAGGGAGTACAGCGGGTGGCGTAGACACGATTCCATAACCCAGGGGTCGGGCTAGCTACCTGACCCTGGCTCACGCCGAACGAACCGCCCTTACCTCGCGCGAGGGGTAAGGGCGGTTTCGTTTTGGGGGACCTGATAGACGGCCCCGGGTGGGCCGGATCGCGCTGGTGAGCCCTGACAAGGCACGGGGCTCCCCGAAGGTGGGTGATCTGCAGAGCAGCGCGGAACTCAGCGCGGACGCCGAGAGAAGGGTGGTGATTTCCATGTTCGATCGCATCGAGACCCGGGACAAGAGAGGCGGGCGCAAGAAGCATCGGAAGGGTCGCCGGTAAAGGCGATGGGGGCGGGGGGCCTTGCGTGGGCACCCCGCCCTACTTCCCACACAGGGGGACGACATGAAGAAGAATCGACGGGCCCGGAGACGGGCCAAGCGGTACTAGGAGGCTCACATGGCGAAGAAGGGAAGCGGCGGAATGGTGGGCCCGTTATACGAAAGCGGGAACACGAACGGCCCCGTGGCGGGCCCGAAGGGCGGGACCTCTCCGAAGGATCCGCTCGGGTACAAGTCGAACTCGGGCTACAAGGCCCCGGGCGGCTCGCCGGCTGACCGGCAGGCGTCCAGCACGGGCGAGCGCGCGACCGCGCACTGAGCATGGCTGGCCCTCTCGGGATGTTGATGGGCGGAGGTGCCCCAGGCGGTCCCTCGCCCGATGCCCCCGGGGGCGCCAACCCGATCGCTGGCCTCGCTGCGTTGCAGCAGATGGGCCAGAATCAACAGTCCCCGCCTCCCAGCGGCGAACAGGACGCGTTGCGGGACGCGTCCATGCAGATCGGCTTCGCCGCCTCACGCATCGCCCAGCGCAGCGCCAAGGCCGCTCGGTTACTCACCGAAGCCTTGACCAAGATTCAGGCTGCGCGCGAGGCGCTGGAACAAGAAGGCTCACGGCCACTCGGCCCAACTCCCGATCTTGGATCGGGCGCCCTGATGGGCGGAGCCCAGGGTCCAGCGAACCCGATGGCGATGGGTCTGTAACCCCCAACCCATGACCAAGAGAAGCGTGATGGAGCTGCGGAAGCGGGCGCAAGCCTGCCGCCCCGTGGCCGCCCTGATCGCCGCCCTGGAGGGCATGTATGGCGCGCGTTGAGATTTTCGATCTGATGTCGAATCGGCAGGACTTCCCCGACGATATGGAAATCGACCTGGGGAACGGCCGCACCACCACGGTCAAGGACTTCCGCGACCAGGTGATGCACAAGAACGACTTCAACAAGGCGTCCGAGGGCTGGAAGACCGAGCGCGGTCGACTGGAGCAGGGGCTCGACGCCGCGCAGCAAAACCTGGCCCGCGCCGTCGCCGAGCGAGACGAGGCAACCAGGAATCGCCAGCCGGAACCGTCCGATCCAACACCCCCACAGCGCACCGGGTATCGCCCCTCCATGAAGGAGCTGGAGGAGGATCCCGTCCTGGGTCTGTTGGTGGACGAGGTGAAGGCAGCGCGGAAGGAACTCGCGGACTTCAAGCAGTCGACGCAGCAGACGCTCACGAACCACGAGAACACCTGGACCCGGCAGGAGATGGAGCGGACCCTCGGTCGCCTGCGAGCGAACGATGCCGACCTCGATCCCGTCGCGTTCAACGCCTACGCCCAGAAGTACCCCGTGATCGACACCGCTCGAGGGTTGGTCGATCTCGAAAAGACCTACACGAACTTCGCCAACGACCGCCTGCTCGAAAAGGCGCGCAAGGACGGCGAGGAGCGCGGGTACGAGAAGGGCAAGAAAGCGGCGAGTGTGCCACACATCCCGATGGGCCGGCGGTCGGTGCCGAAGCGGCCCGAAGGGGTGCCCGAGCGCACCCAGGACGTGAAGGTCGAAGACGTTCTGAACGACCCGGACATTCAGGCAGCGTTCAGCCAGACCGAGTAAATCCACGGAGGGTGAGGCGACGGTGAGTGCGCCCCCTCTAGAACAGGGAGGAGAGGCTTATGGCGAACGGTAGCGGTCTATCACAGCCGCCCGTAGTCATGCTCAACGTCGGGAATGCGTACACTCGGAAGTACTTCACCCCGCTGATTCCCGATTCCATCTTCGTGCCGAGCCCGTGGTGGTGGACCATCACCCGCCTGGGCAAGCGGCTCAAGGGTGGGGGCTCGATCGTGTGGGGTCCGGTGACCCAGGAAGAGGGCACGGGGGGTGCCTACTGGGGCACTCAGTTCCTCGATACTTCCGCGACGGATCCCGTCCAGCCGGCCGAGATCCAGTGGAAGGGCTACTACCAGTCCATCGTGGTGCCGGTGATGGACGCCTTGCTCAACGAGGGCGAGGGCGAGGTGGTGGATCTGTTCAAGCTGAAGGACGAGACCGCGATGGGCTCGCTGCTCCAGAAGCTCTCCCGAGGGCTTCAGGGGGTGGCACCGCAGAACACCGCGATCGACTTCGACAGCATCCCCGAGGCGTTCGGCGCCTTGGGCGGGAGCTACGCCGGTATCACGCTGGCGTCGCCCTGGGCGTGCAACGGCGGCGCCGGCCCGAGCAACGGCGGGGTGGTGAGCTTCGAGGCCATGATGTCCGACTACATGGCCGCCTCCCAGGGCAACGAGCAGCCGGATCGCATCTTCATGACCCAGGCCAGCTACACCAAGTTCTGGTCGCTCCTCACCCAGGAGCAGCGCCAGATCGAGGACTCCGAGGTGATCCGGGCGGGGTTCAAGATGCACCTGATGTTCAACAACGCCTCGGTCATGTTCGACGGCTTCGTGCCCGCGGGCGAGATGCAGGGCATCACCAGCAAGTACGTCCGCCCGGTCTTCCACACGCGGGACTACTTCTCGGTCGACCCGTTCATCCAGCCGACCAACCAGCGCGTGCTGGTCTCCCGCATCTACGTGCTGGCCAACATCCAACACCTCACGCTCCGTCAGGCGTTCCGCCGGACGGGGATCGCAGGGGGCTAGGAGGCCAGCTATGGCATTCGCCATCACCAACAAGCTCTTTCCGAGCCCAGAGGCGACGTACATCCCGGCGAACCACAAGGAAATCGCCGACATCACGGCGTCGCAGTCGAACATCAACACCGGGATCGTCGGCAACAAGTGGATTCGCGTCCGCATCTACGTCAAGAGCTTCGGCACGCTCACGGCGGCGGACGTGTTCACCGCCTCGATCCAGGTGGGGACCGGAGCCTCGGTCACCGCGCCGGAGGACGTGGCCCAGGTGTCGAGGACGGTGCAGACCAACGACACCACGCTCAACATCGACATGCAGGGGGCGTCACAGGCTGGCTTCCAGAGCTACAACATCCTGATCGCCACCTCGAGCTCGCACAGCTTCACCGGTGACATCATGGTGGACGCGGGGTAGGACGCTTCGACCGGGGAGACCTCGATGGCCGATAACCTGGCTGGCGGGGTCTTCCCGGTGCCGCAGGGCGCCGTCAAGCTGGCGGTGAGCGGGAGCTATCCCGACCCGACCACCTACCAGGCGTTCATGTACCCGACCTGGATGTGTGCGGTCGGGATCGCGCAGCACCCGAGCTGCATCGTCGGAAACTTCTCGGTGCCGGCGCCGACCGCGCACGAGACCGTGCTTCTGATCTGGAGGCCCGCACCCTAGATGCAGCTCGTCGGCTCGAACCAGTACCCGGTCCCCCAGGGCAACGTCTCGCTTGCCATCTCGGTCGGCATTCCCGCGGGCTCGCAGATCGCGCTGCAGCCCTCGTGGACGACCGACGCCAATCCCTCGAACGTGACCCTGACCGGCCTGGTGGCGAACTTCGCCATCCCCGCGCCGGTCAACGCCTACGTGAACGTGCTCATCGTGTCGCTCGCTCCCGAGCCGAACGGGCTCGGCGACAGCACCCTCGCGGGCGACATCGTGAACTCCGTGCGCGATCTCATCCCCGACCCGACGCCGCAGTACCTCCTGACGGGGATTCCCGATCCTGACGGCAACGGGGGCCTGGTGCGGGCGTCGACCATGTACCGCTGGCTCGACTTCGGGGTCAGGCGCATGGCGCAGGCGTGCGGCTCGATCATCAACGACTGGACAGCGATCGCCCAGCGCCAGGGCCAGCCGTGGTATCGGGTCAATCCGAAGTTCATCACCGTCGATTCCGGTTTCTCGAACCAGTGGCCCCTTCAGACCGTGATCCTGATGGAAGAGGACACCATCTGGCCGTCCACCTCGATCAACGAGGCGCAGGCGCTCACCGGCTACTACCGGCGCGTGACCGACCATGTGGAATTCGGGCTCTGGCCGGTGCCGCAGAAGACCGATCCGGTAACGACGCTGGCCGCGCCGCTCGGTGCCTCGGCGGGCGATCCGATCTACCTCACGTCGACGGCGGGATTCCTGTCCTACGGCTACGTGCAGATCGACAACGAGATCATCCAGTACCAGATGGTCCTGTCCGGCTCCCCCGCGGGCATCGCCATCATCTCGCGCGCTCAGGGTGGGACGACCCAGGCCGCCCACAACACCGGAGCTGGCGTGCAGCACCTCGGGCTCTGGATCAAGGGCAAGCGGGCGCCCGGAAAGATTTCGAGCAGTCAGTCCGTGGTCGAGCTGCCGACCGACATCGTGACCCACCTCGAGACCTACCTCCTGGCGTGCGCGCGACGGAGCGAGAACGAGCATGCGGAGGCCCGCGCGCTCATGAAGGACTTCAACGAGGTGTGCGTGCAGCTCCGGGCCGACCCTGATCGACGGGAGAACATGGGGCAGATCCGTGCCTTTGGCGACACGTATCCGGGCAATCTGTACTGGCCGAATTCTGGCGGAGTTGTAGTCCCTGCGTTGCTACTGGGACTGACGGCGCTCTTTAGCTGCCTTTCGAGAGCGTTCCTGTGATGCCCGATAGTCCGGGTCAGACCACAGCGAGCGCATTTTTTCGGACGTTGAGGCGGCTAATTTTCGGCGCTGGTGAACCATATTGGCCCGATGATTCGGGTCAGCCCACAGACGACGTTGCGCGTCCGACATCTTCTGCCGAGCCGGTTCATCGGGGAATTTACCGGTATTGTGGTGGCGAGCATGATCCTCGACGGTGAGAACTTCAAGGTGGTTTACGTCCAGGCACAGCTTATCGCCGCAGGTATGGTGGGCGTTTTCTTTTTCGGTCAAGGCTCGGCCCAGGTGCTCCTCCAGCAGCCATCGGTGGATGTTGATCTGACGCTTCGTGACCGAATGGCGCCCGATCCAGTACCCGTCGGCACTTTTTCTGCGGGCGACATCGAGCGGTCCCCGGTGCAGGGTCCCGTACTTGGTCAGATAAGACTTGATTCTGAAGTTCTCCGAAGAGGCTGCGATTTTAGCGGCAGCCGACTTCTTTTCTCGAAAAACGGGATTACCCCAGAGGGCGCGCATGTGTGCCGACCGTCTATTCATGGCGATAGCATTGTGATGCCATCAACTAGTTTAGTCAATAGCGTGGTGGTGCCGTGAGATGGCGCGGAAAGGCGATGCGACCTACGAGTCGCTGAAGGCCCAGGCCGAGCGCGACTGGGCCCGGAACACCGCGGAGTGGCAGGAGGGGATCAAGGCCCTGCACGCGGCGATCGCCAAGATGCCCGACGTGGTGCACGCGCCGACCGAGGCTGACGTCTTCTCTCACCCTGACATCGCCTGCCCGTGTGGCTCCCGGGACTTCAAGTGCGCGCGGTGGGTGACCGTCAACGGCGTGCGCCACCGGGCCGAGCTCCACTGCCGCGGGTGCGGTGCGGAGCGGACGTGGGACTGGGGCCAAAGGCGGTGGCTCGGTGCCTGAGCAGATCATCTTCCAAGACCTCTCCCGGGGCTCGAACGTCGCCGCCCAGCCCTATCTGCTCGGCAAGCAGCAATCGGTTCTGCTCCAGAACCTCATCCTCGAGGAACACGGCTCGCTTGATGTGCGGGGCGGGACGACCATCATCACCTCGGCGCCGAATACCCAGCCGATCGTGAAGCTCTTCGACTACATCAACCAGGATGGGATGATCGTCAAGCTCGCCATCATCCAGGGGACGGGCGGCGGGTTCAACGCGCTCTACAACCGCGGCACGGTCCCGTGGACGCTCATCGGCAACCTCGGGACGACCTATGCGCTGCCTGACATCCTGACCTTCACGAACCTGGCGCTCATCATCGACGGCAACGAGGTGCCCTGGCAGTTCGACGGCACCACGCTGGCACATATCACGGCGGGCGTCGGCTCCGTCTCGCTGCCGATCGGCGCCCTGCACCACGCCTTGCACCAGGGCCAGTACTGGCTGTGGAACACGTCGACCGTCCCCGGGACTGATGCCAAGGCCGTCCGCCTCATGGGTGACCCCGTGGACATCCCGGACATGAACGGCTGGCTCGTCTTCACGGCGGTGATCGCGGGGACCTCGGGGAACAACATCTCCATCCAGTACGTGAACGACGGGGCGGGGCAGCCGTTGACCGTGACCGTCGCCGGGACCGCCATCGTGGTGCATCTGGCCACGGATGGCAGCGGCATCGTGACCAGCACCGGCAACGACGTGCTGGCGCTCGTCAACGCCGACGCCACCGCGTCGACCCTGGTGGTGGTGACGCTCTATCCAGGGGCGACGGGCGCCGGCCTGGTGGCCCCGATCGGGCCATTCAGTCTCGTGGGCGGTGGAACCGGCTCGGCGGAATTCGACGGACCGAACAGCCTGCGCGCCTCCGACCTGAACAACCCGAACTCGTGGCCGACCGCGTTCCAGATCTTCGTGGACAAGGACGACGGCGACGAGGGCAACGGGATGGCCCAGTTCACGATTGCCGAGACGGGCATCTCGCCCACCACCTCGCAGATTCTCTTCAAGCGATACGCGGCCTACCAGATGACCGGAGTCTTCGGGTCGACCGCCCCCCAGTTCGCCATCCAGAAGGTGAAAAGCGATATGGGGTGTGTGGCGCCGCGGACGGCGCGCTTTGCCCCCGGGTTCGGCATCCTCCGCCTCTCGCACCGTGGCGTGGCCCTCTTCGACGGGGTGAACGACACCCTGGTGTCGGAGGAGGTGCGCCCGCTGCTCTTCGGGTCGGATACCTACGCAGGGATCGACTGGTCGCGCGTGCAGCTCTGCGAGGCCGAGGTGGTGGCCAATCCGCCCCTGTACATACTCTATGCGCCCCAGGTGAACATGCCCGGGCTGACGCGGTGCTTCTGCTACGACCTCGTGCGCCGCTCGTGGTCGATCCTGTACTACGCCAACGCCATCTCGACGGTGCAGAGCATCACCAACCCGAACCAGCTCCCGCAGATTCTCACCGGGGATAGCGTGGCCGGGAAGGTGCGGGAGATCTTCAACGTGGTCCCCGCACCCGACGACGACGGCACCCCGATCTTCTGGTCGGCGCTCCTGCACCCGGTCTCTGGCAAGAGCCCCCAGCAGCCGTTCTACTTCCGCCGCGTGATCGTGAAGGGATTCGATGTCCCGACCCCGGGCTACATCATCAACTGGGTGGTGATGTTCGGCCCGATCGTGCTGCCCCAGCCGATCCAGCGCGCCGGCTACATCCGTTTCCCCGTCGCCATCCCGCCCAACATCTCGCCGGCTGGTGGGTTCGGGATCGACCCCTTCGGCCTGCTCGGGTTCGGCAGCGTGGTGATCCCTGGCGTCGCGGTGGCGGGGCTCGGGTCGGAAGCGGACGGCACGGCCGATCTCGGGATCATCGCCAACAACGCTCGGATCCTCATCTCGGGGATCGGGCGCATCACCATCCGGGGGATCGAGTGGCACGGGGTGGTGAAGCCGGCGACGCGGGCGAGCATCTACGCCTAGAATGGAGCCACCATGACGGCACCGTGTACCCCGCTCGGCACCTTCACCCCGAACCTCGGGCTCTGTCTCCCGCAGGACGGAGAGACGCAGTGGGGCAACGCCATCCGGGGGAACTTCACCATCCTCGACGGGATCGGCGTCGGGGCGGGCGCTGGGGCCTATGCCTCGCGGGGCCTGGTCGGAGAGAACAACGCGGGAGTCGGCGCCACCCAGTACGATCTGCAGGCCGATCTGGTGGCGATGCGCAACCCGCTGACCGGGCTCCTGGTGGTGGTGGCCCCGTATGGCCCGTACACCGTGAATCTGGCCGTCAACGGGGTCAATGGCCTGGACACCGGGTCGATGGCGCCGAGTATCTGGTATCACTTCTATGCGATCACCACCGGCTCGATGCACGGGGCGATCGCCTCGGTCTCGCCACCGCCCACCGGCCCCGCGCTGCCCTCGGGCTATCTCGCCTGGGCCTACCTCGGGGCGGTCTTCTCGGACGGATCGACCACGCTACGGACCGTGCGTATGCAGGGCGCGCGGGCCGCCTACGTCAGCGCGGTGACGATGGTCGGAGGGACGGCGCCCGTGGCCGGCGTGGTGACGCCGGTCGGCGTGACGACGATCTGTCCGCCCAACGGGCTCTCGTTCGACGTCAACGCGAGCGTGTTCTCGACGATCGACGCGGTGGGGTGCTACTTCGTGCACCGGGTCTCTCCAGGAATCGACGCGGCGATCTTCCGGGGGGTGGGCCCGGGACTGCAGCTCGCCTCGCATGTCACACTGCCGAACTTCTCGCTCGACTACTGGTACGTGGTGATGCCGGATACCGGGGTCTGTACAGGCGGGGAAGTGAACATCTTCGCGGTGGGCTACCGGATGCCGAACGGTGGGGAATGAGCTACCAGCGCGAACCCCTCGAGCCCGTGATGTGGGAAGCCAAGCCGCTGCTCGAGCGCCACTGGGCCGAGGTGGCCCACTTCAAGGACATCGCCCTGGAGCCCGACGTCGAGCTCTACCGCAAGCTCGAGGAGTCGGGGGCGCTCCGGGTCTACACCATGCGCAAGGACGGCGAGCTGACCGGCTACGCGGTCTTCATGGTGAAGACGAATCTGCACTACCGGCAATCGCTCCAGGCCCAGCAAGACATCTTGTACGTCGATCCCGGCGAGCGCCTGGCTGGGGCGTTCTTCATCATGTACTGCGACGAGCAGCTTCGGGCCGAGGGGGTCCAGGCGGTCTATCACCACGTCAAGATGGCGATCGACTTCGGACCGCTCCTGGCGCGCCTGGGCTACACTCCGATAGAGACCATCTGGTGTAAACGGCTGGACTAGGAGGCGACGATGGCGGGAGTCGGAGCGATCATCAGTGCGATTGCCGCAGTGGCCTCGGCCGGCGTCGGCGCGGCGTCGGCGTCGGGGGCGTTCGGGGGGAAGTCGAGCGGGGCCGGCGCGCCCAAGATCCCCACGGTCGACACGTCCACGATGTCCAAGGCGCTCTTGCCGGAAGCGAAGGCGAACGCCGCGGCGAATCTCGGCGGGGGGATCTCGCCCCAGTTCCTCTCGGGCGTGATCGACCAGCAGACCGGCACTCCGGGGGCCGGCCTGGGCATCTTGGGAGACATCACGAAGTCCCTGGGGAACCAGTTCTAGGCGATGGCAGACGATAGCGTCGGCTACGACCTGTTCGGTGTGCCTGGTTCGTACTGGGGCGGAGCCTCGGCGGGACTTGGGGCGGCCGGCGACATCTACAGCTACATCCAGAACCTCAAGGCCCAGAAAGAGCGGGACCAGCTCTTTCAGATGCTCGCCAACCCCGCCAAGCTATCGGCCTACGTGGGCGGGCTCCTGCCCCAGTACAGCCCGGAGGCCACCGCGGCGATGAACCGCGGCATCAACGCCAACTGGCAGAGCGCGACGGGTGGGGCGCCAGGTGGGGCCGCCGCTCAGTTCACCGCCGATGCGTGGGCCAAGCTCCTCTCGGAGAATTGGGCCAGCGCGCTCAACTCAGGGATCGCGGGGCTCACGCGCGCGGGCGGCATGGTCGGCCAGAACTACCCGATCGGCCAGCTTGGCGGGGTGCTGAAACAGCTCATGACGCTTCGACAGATCGGCGCGGGCGGGGGCAGTCAGCCGGCGGGGATCGCCGGCCTGCCGATCGGCTCGCCGGTCCCCGGCATGGGTCTGCCTGACGTCGGGACGCCGGTGTCCTTCCCTGCCCCGATGGTCGACGTCGGCCCGATCTGATGGCGCGCGCCGCCCCCCTCGATTTCCTCGGCGGCATCGGAGAGATCGGCGGGACGGGTGCGCTTGGCGGTCTCGAGGGCATCCTGGCCGGCGAGGAACTCCGTCGCCGGTTCCAGGCCCAGGACATCCAGAACCAGATGAACACCCTCAACATGCTTCTGACCCAGCGCCAGATGAACCAGCCGACCTACTCCATCCACGGCGATCGGCTCCTGTCGGTGCCGGCGATGGGCGGCAAGCCGACCGTCGAGAACCTGCCCATGACGCCCGCAGAGCAGGGTCTCTACAACCTCCGTGATCTCCAGGGGCAGCTCGCCACGGAGCGCGCGGACAACGAGAGGCTGCGCGATCCGAACCGCCAGGCCCCGCAAACGAGTCGGAGCCAGTTCTTCGGCGCGCTCGGGAAGAAGGTGGCGGACGGGACGGCGAGCCCGATGGAAAAGCAGATGTGGGACTCGGAGCAGGAGCGGCTGAAGCGGACGGGCGGGGGCCAGCCCTACCTCGGGTCCGAGAACCGGCCGATCCTGCGCGAGCACGTCATGACGGGCCCGGACGGCAAGCTGCACCTCTACCAGCTCCGCTCGTTCACCGATCCCAAGGGGCAGACCGAGACGAAACTCATGGACCTCGGCCTGGCCCCGCCCCAGCCCTCACAGGTTCCGCAGACCACGAACACCTCGGGCTATACGATCCAGAAGCGCAGCGAGATCAAGGACGACCCCACGCTGAAGGGGCTCCGGCGCGCGGTGGACGACGTGGCGACGGAACTCGCCAAGAAGCCCTCGTTTGCCGTGTCGGGGCCATACGTGACTCTTCCCGATGGCCGGCGCCTGCGGAAGACGGACGTGATCGCGGAGATCGTCGCCCAACGATTCGGGGCCGAGGTGAACATCACCGTCGACAAGAACGGCAAGTACTCGATGGTCTCCGCCTTCAACCCCGAGAAGAAGATCCCGACCGGTCGCTCGACCACGCGGGGTCCCTCCAATCAGGTCGGCCAGCCCCAGCTTCCGCCCCGCGGCGAACCGGAGGACGACGAGGAGGACGAGTAGGCGATGGCCCTGTCCCAGGACGACAAGGCCGCGATCGCGGACTACATCAACACTCCGTACTCGCCAGCCGGGAAGAAGGGCTACAAGCAGGATCTCCGCAGCTACATCGCGGGACTCGACGCCGAGAAGGACATCGAGACCGTTCCCCTCTGGAAGCGTGCCCTCGATGCGCTTGGGCCTGCCGCGAAGGAGGCGACCCTCATGGGCCCCCGCGGTGTCCAGGGCGTCGGCCAGGCGGCGGGCGCGGTCGGCCGCACGCTCGCCCAGACGTCGCCCCTCGGGCACCTCGGCCAGGCGGCGCCCTTGGGGAAACTCTTCACCGAAGGCGTGCCCAATGCCTACCGGGCGTTTGTCGAAGCGCAGACCGCGCCCACGGTCGGCCAGGGCCTCGCGTTCCGAGAGGCGCCCGTGCATACGCTCTCCGACACCCTCCGTCGGAGACCGCCCACGTATGAGCGGACGCTTCTCGGATACACCCCGATTCCGGGCGCGATGGACCTGGGGGAGCGGGCCATGCGCCTGCTCTCCGGTCAGTCGATCGGGCATGGCGCGGCCGAGCTCGGCCCCGAGCAAGCCAAGCCCCTGACCGAGCAGCTCGTCTCCGGGCTCCTGCAGATGTCCCCCTCGATCCGCGCCGCGCTCCAGAAGCCCAACATCCCCTTCCGGCGCGTGCAGCCGCCCGACCAGCCGGCGCTGGGTCCGAGCCAGCAGATGCCGCGCCCGCCCGGACCGCGGGGCCAGTGGGCCATGTGGGACATCGAGCCGCCCGAACCGCAGGGGCTCCGCACGGGGACGGGCGCCATCCCGCTGCCCGAGCGCGCCGGCCCGGTAGCGGGCAGGACGGCGCAGACGTGGGCCGATCTCGCCCAGGTCGCCCGCGATTCGGGGTCGTTCGAGTCGTTCCAGAGCTTCGTCATGTCCACCCCCTCGGTGCGGGCGATGATGCGCCAGCATCCCAAGGGCTTCATGGGCATGCGCGACTTCTACGAGGAGGCGCTGGCCCCGCCCAAGGCGACGGCACGTCCCCCAGCCCCGAAGGCCCCAGAATCGTCGCCGGCTGCGCCTGAGACCCCTTCGCGCGCCCTGCCCGCGCATGAGGTGGAGCCTCCGGTGGTGCAGACGGAGCCGCGGGCGAGGAAGCCCCTGGGAGACAAGGACCTCGGGCAGACGTTCGGGATCGAGATGGAGGAGCCGAAGGCCCCGCCCCCACCACCCAGCACGCCCCCGAAGTTCGAGAAGACCAAGATCGGCGACCAGGCGCTCATCGGTGATCTCCCCGCGCCTGAGCTTCGCCTCAAGGGTCAGGAGTCGACCGCGTTCAAGGACCAGAAGTCGGCGGCACGGGAAGCCGAGCAAGCGGCCAAGCAAGAGAGCCTGCCGACCGGCCCCGAGCCCGTGGTCAAGCGCCAGAACCCGAACGCCTTCAAGCGCAAAGGTGGCTGGGAGCATGGCCAGCCGAACCTCGCCGATCCCGATGATGTGCGCGACATCGTTATGGAGGCGGGGGGCATCAAGATCGGGGAGCATCTCAAGGGCGAGCTGGAGCAGATCCCCCCGTGGGCGAAGAACAAGAACGGGCGCGAGATTCCCCGAATTGCCGAGGCGCTTCTCGACGAATTCCCGCACCTCGAGGGCGGGGACATCAAGAAGGTGGAGGAGCGGATCATCGACTCGCTCACCCGCTGGCCGATCCTGCGCGAGGAGAAAGCGGCGAAGGCAGAGGCGATGAAGGGGGCGGAGGAGCGCGCCTACGACCCCGACCTGATGAACCCCGAAGCTCGGGAGATCCACACCGACGTGCCTCCGGGCGATGTCCAGGTGGATCCGAACGAGTGGAAGGTGATGGGCACGATCCAGCGCAAGGCCCTTGTCGACCTGATGCGCGGCATCTTCGAGGACGAATCCGGCGCGCTCCGCCCGGGGCACTTCTCGAACCTGATCGGCAAGCTCGATATGTGGAAGATGGGCAAGGCGATGTGGCAGTTCCGCAAGCAGTTCCCCTTCGAGGAGCGGGTGCGCATGGCCAACCCGAACAGCCCGGTCATCGCGGAGACCGAGCGGTTCAACGTCAACATCGCCGACATGATCCTGCACCGGGCGAAAGCGGCGTGGCACAAGGGCGTCAGGAACGCCAACCCGGAGACGATCAAGGACGCCGAGCAGACCGCGGTGGACGAGTGGATGCCGTACTGGCAGGCCCAGCAACAGGCGGAGCAGAATCTCGCCCAGGCCAAAGCCTCCGGCAACGCTCAGGCGGTCGCCAATGCCTCGCAGGCGCTCTTGCGCGCGACCCAGGCCCAGAAGCAGGCGGCGAGCTACGCCCGTCGCTGGTTCCCTGCCGAGGTGGAAGATGCGATGGAGTACCGCGATCGGATGTTCCGCCTGGAGAACCGCGCTCGGTCCTGGCTCGGCCTGGACCCGATCCCGGAGCGCCAGGGCCCGTACATCCCGCGCCGGATCGACCCGGAGTCGCGCGATGCCGTCTCCCTCGGCGCCGGCCCGCTCGGGGCGCGGGGCAAGGGGCTCACCACCTCGGTCGGCAGCGCGGGGCGCGAGCGGGAATTCATGACCATGCGGGAAGCGGAGCGGGCGGGGCTCGAGGTGGAGGATCCCCGGAACAACATCCTCCTGCGTGACTGGCAGGGCTTCAAGCTCCGGGCCACCCGCCAGCTCTTCGAATCGCTCGAAGCCAAGGGCGCGCTCTTCCGGGACAAGGCGCGCGCGCAGGCGGCAAGCCCGACCGGCAAGGTCTTCGCGGTCGAGGATGCCCCGGGCGGGCCCTGGTTCGCGCCGACCGAGGAGGAAGCCCGGTTCCTTCGGCAGAACCTCACGGAGTCGAAGTCGGGCCCCGGGCAGTCGATGGTGAGCTACGCGAACGCCCTTCTGCGCAACCCGAACTTGGTCAACCCGGCGCCACACGTCGTGAAAAACATGGCGATCAAGTACCTCCTGGCCCGTGGGCCCGTGGCGCCGTTCACGCTCGCGCGGGACTGGGTAGAGTACGCGCGGGGCGCGAACCCGGCCATGCTCCGGGACTTCCAGGAAGCGATGCCGTTCTCCGCGCAGGGCAGGACGGCCGAAGAGATCCTGCACCAGGAGCTTCGGTCAGGCCCGGTGGGGGAAGCGGCGAAGCGGGCGATGCGCGTGGTCCAGTCGGTCAACCGGCCCTCTCAGAAGACCATCTTTCAGTGGGCCGACCCGGCGATGCGGTACTCGCTGTACAAGTACTACCGGACCAAGGGCGCCGATGTGTACGAGGCGGGGAACCACGCCTGGACCGATCTGATCCGCTACGGCACCCGGTCGGACATGACGGACTGGTGGAAGAGCTGGCCGACGAACTTCTTCGTGCCGTGGCGCTACGGGACCTTCTCGGCCCTCGTGAAGCAGGCGAAGAACCATCCGGTGCGCACCGCGCTCTTGATCGGGGCGGTCGACTACCTGCGCGAGGTGAACTACCGCCAGCGCGGGAAGTGGGTGCATCTGCCGTGGGACTATATCGAGGCGCCGATCGCCCAGATCGTCCAGAGCAAGGACGCCGCTGATCTCGCCCGCAACCTCGGCTCCCAGGCGGTGTTGACCTATCTCTTCGGTCCCGGAGGCGCGTTCGCCGCGCAACAGATCGGGGACATCCTGAAGGATGCCCGCGGCACCGGGGACTACCACCGGCTCATCAATGCGTTCTGGGGCATCTCCCAGCTCTACGAGGTGCTGGGCAAGGACATCCCCGACCTCGTGAAGACCGGGGACCCCGAGATCATCAAGGACATGCTGGGCACCGTGCTGCTCGGGGAACATAACGCGCTCACCTACCAGCCGCGTCGCCTGGGGCCCGGGTTCGGTCTGATCCCGGAGAGCGTGCTGGAGCAGCTCCCCGGGATGGGCAAGTCGCGGGCGGTGCAGGAAGCAGAGGACGAGCAGGAGGCGCGCGAGGGGCGCGTGCAGAAGCGCAAGGAGCGAGAAGAAGAGCATCCGCGCTCGAGCATCGAGCAGAAGTTGCGAGAGGCGGGCTACATCCGGTGATCGGGATGGTATGCCGCAAGTGCGGGTGGCGGACCAAGCACACCGTGTACTTCTGCCCCAAGTGCGGGGCCAAGCTCGAGGAGATCGGGTGAACCTGTTCGATCAACTCCGGCGCGATGAGGGTGACAAGGGGTCGATCTACTACGTGAACGGGATCCCCCACGTCGGCATCGGCCACAACCTCGTGTCAGGGCCCCCGCTGTCTCACGACCTGACGCTGGCGATCGCCAAGGCGGACACCTCGATGATCGTGGACTCCCTGTCGAGCCACATCATCGGCTGGAATCGGCTCTCCGACTGTCGGCAGGCCGTCCTGATAGGGTTGGCGTTTCAGTGCGGAGTGTCGGGGCTCTACGGCTTCGTGCGCATGCTGCAGGCGATCGCGCTCGAGGACTGGGGCGCCGCAGCCGCGGAGATCCGGCGCTCGGAGCTCGCGCACGAGAACGTCGACCGCACCGAGCGCCTGGCTCGGCAGATGGAGAGTGACACATGGGTCTGACGAGACGAGGGTTCCTGGCGACGGTGGGCGGAGGGCTCGCGGCGTGGTGGGCGGCGCCGAGCTGGGCCGCGCCCGCGCCGACCGCGATTCAGATGCCGGCGTTTGCCGCGATCGGGCACATCGCGCCCGAGATGATCCCCCGGGTAGGGCTGGAGAATCTACTCCCGGGGGAATTTGCGGTGCTGGCCCCGTCGATTCGGCACTTTCTGTCGACGCAGGCCCGCGGGCGTCCCGTCGAGATTCTGCTCGGCCACTACGGGACGGTGCCCGCATGGCAATGGTTCCCGGCCTCGACGCCTGACGTCAGGCAGGCGGGCGAGCGCGGCGATCGCTAGGACCAGCACACCCGGGCTCACGAGGGCGAAGTCGACCAGGGGGCGGTGCCACCAGCCGCTCTGGTAGGCCAAGGAGTACGGGGTGTGGCTCTGGGCCCACAGGATCGGCACCACCCGCTCGAGCGCCGTGTAGTCCCCTGAGAAGTAGCCGGTCAAGAGCCAGTAGACGGGCAGGACCGGGAGCCCGACCACCCAATACCATTCTTTCGTCGCCACCAGCCAGAGCAGGCAGATCGCCGCGAGGATCCCCCACTGCCACCTCCGCCGCCACGCCAGGACCCCGCAGACCGCGACGGCGAGCCCGAGCATGCAGACCACCTCGTCAGAGAGCGCACGGCGCCCGAGGAGGAGCTGGAGCGGGGAGACCGCGGCGAGGGCGAGCGCGTAGGTGGTGGATTCGGGGATGAGCAGGCGGGCGAGGAGCCACGTCAGAACGAGGGCGACACAGGACGCGAAGGTCGAGAGCGCGGCGAGGGCATGGGCGTCGCACACCTCGGGGACGCCGTAACGTTGGGGATAGACGAATCTGCACCAGGCTGATGCAAGTCCCAGATACCCCCACCGGGTCGGCGTCGGGTAGTCATGGAGCGCAGGCGTCTCGAGGTACCGACGAATTAATTCCGGGTATTGTCCCGTCAGTACCATGTTCACCTGGAAGACGTAGGTGGACTCGTCGGCGGGGGAGTACTGGGCGACGTCGTTGACCATGACCCGCAGGATCAGGCCGGCGAGGAGAAGCCACCACGTCACGGGATCATCCCGAGCGCGCGCGCCAGGCTCGCCGTGGTGGGGTCGTAGACGCCCCGCAGGGCCCAGAAGATCGCCAGGTCGAGGGCACACACCCCGGCGAGGATCGCCCAGGCCCAGATCGGCGGGAGCGAGCCCAGGAACCTCGCGGCGAGGAGACGGAGGAGGGGATCGAGCAGGACGAGAAAACGCAGGTTCACCTATTCCACCATCGACGCTTGTCCTCTCCTCGACGCTTCTTCTGGTCCGAATTGCTCCGACAGGTGCGGTTACAGTACAGCGCGGAATTTGCTCGGGTCGCTGGAGGCAGCGTCTTGCCGCACCACAGGCACTTGCGATCGTCGCTCATGCCCGAAACTCCTTAGCCTTGGGACAGGTCGACCAGTGGACGACGTAGCCTGAAATCTCCCGGCTGCCTGACGTCAGGACCGACGCGCGCCAGGCCGAATGGACCGAGCCGTTCGGGTCGAGCAGGATCAGTCGCCGTGGGCTCTCGGTCGGCTTGTCGTCGACCACGTACTCGGACACCAGCTCGGGGTCGCAGGGCATCGACTTGCCGTTGCGCGTTTTCACCCACCGGATCCTCGCCTTGCACCCCGAACAGGTCACCATGTCTCGATCACCTCGTGGGTCACGGGGTCCCCGTCACAGTACGGGCAGGCTTTCATCTGGGCGATCCACCGGGCCTTGGTCTCCTCCAACACCTCGGCGTACAGGACCGCCCCAACCTGCTTGGCGATCTCGAGATCCCGAGTCACCCAGGAGGCGGCATCCCGGATCGCTTTTCCAGCGACCAGGGCGAAGCCTTCCCAGAAGTGCGCGATGAGCGCGTTCCTGACGTCAGGCGGGGGACCGGGCGACCTCTTGGGGCGGATCATGCCCGCCACTCGCACTCGACCACCACGCACGCCCGCCGCAGGTAGTCGCGCGCTTCCTCGCAGTCGTTCTTCGTCGGGTAGTCCTTGATGACGTGCCCGTCCGCGAAGATCAGCCACCAGGCGAGGAGGAAGATCACTTCGGCCCCTCCTTGTAGGCAGCGAGGGCGGCGGCGCAGGCCGGGTAGAACTCTTCCAGCGTCCTCCCGTCAGCATCGCGCGCATAGTCTTCCGCTGCCTGTTCGACCACCTCCCCCAACTGCTCGATGAGGGCGTTGAGCTTGGGGACGGGACAGCCGTCTCGATGCGGCGGAATTGCCTCATTGTCTAGGACGAATTGTCTGCATGATACGCAGCCCCAAATGGGCGCGTTGGGCAAGCGCAGCACCCACCACTCCCCCAGCCACGTCGGGGTGGTCATCGCTTCGTCTCCATGAACGCCTTCACGAATTCCGCCGCGACGGCCGGGACGATCTAAATGTCTGAGCCGAGAGGATGTATCGGCAGACTGATGAGCAGGTCAGCGCCCTAGCACGCTTCGTCGCGTGCGGGGCAAACATAATCCCGCAGACGGAACACGGCTTGGTGATCGGATGTCTCCATTGCCCATGCTCCGCCGCGTGCTCTTTTGGCGTGACAACGACGAGGTTCTCAGGCCGGTTATCGTGCTTGTTCCCGTTGATGTGATGCACGAACTCAAAGCGACCAAGGCGGCGACCGAGCTGTCTCTCCATCACGAATCGATGCTGTAACCCTTTGCGCCCATCAACCTTCGCTTGGACATATGGTTGAGTCGTCATCGGCACTCCATGTAGGCACGGATAAATTCCGCTGCCACCTGAGACACGATTCCATTCCCATATGCTCTCAGCATCCCGACCCGCGACTTGCCTTCAAGGGCGCTGCCTGATCCCACCCTGAAGGCAGACCCATCAGCCAGCGGGCAAAGGCCGGGTTGAGTGCGCCGCGCGGTGCCGTCGAGGCAGTCGAGCCATTCTGAATCCGACCACGGGTTGACCCGCCCATCATCGACATGTCCGTCAGTGACACCCCCGGATGCGCCGCCGAGCCAGGAAGGTTCCTTGAACCCGACGACTTCGCGTCGCCCTCCGTCGGCGTCGCCCACCCCACCATCAGCGCGTGCTCCGACAACTGCCCGCGCCGCTGCCCGATCTGGGACGAACCCTTGTGGTCTGTCGTCGCTGGAGACGCCCATCCCGAGACCGCCCGCACCACTGACGTCACGAAGCGGTTGTTGCCCGCCTGGTGGCCGTCTGTGTTGACCGGCGAGGTTGGCGTCTGCCAGCCCGAGAGCAGCAGCGCGAAGTCCTGGAGGTTCGATCCGTGCCGCGTCGCTCCCATCGCCCGCTTGCTCTGGCCCCCGCGCTCCGCGTCGTGCTGCGTCGCGGTCAGCCACCCAGAAGAGCCGATGGCGGATGTGCGGCGCGGCGACGCCCGCAGCGCACAGATCGGCGGCCCCGACGGCATATCCCAATGCTTCCAGGTCAAGGCGTACTCCGGAGAGCCATTGACGTCCAAGCGCGCTCGCAACCTGCTCTCCAAAGACGATTGCAGGACGGCACTCGGCGATGAGCCGACGAAAAGCGGGCCATAGGTGCCGCTCGTCGCCCACACCGCCAAGGCGTCCGGCGGCGCTGAAGGGCTGACACGGGCAGCTCCCCGTCCAGACCTCTTCGTCGTCGGGCCAGCCGGCGAGTCGGAGAGCGTACTCCCACCCCCCGATCCCGCCGAAGAAGTGGCAGCGTCGGTGCCCCACAAGGTCCGCTGGCTGGACGTCGACGATGCTTCGCTCATCGACCACGGCCTCCGGGAAGAGGTTGCGGAGCCACTGGGCGGGGTAGGCGTCGTTCTCGTTCAGGTACATCGCTCATAGCCACCACTCCCCCAGCCACGTCGGGGTGGTCATCGCGTAACCTCCGGGTCGATTAGGCCGCAAGCGTTGTCTGGTAACTTTCCGACTTCAATCGGATCGACGTGATAGGAATGGTTGCCGTCGATGCCAACCAAGGTATTCGTCCCCCATGTCATCGGGCCAGTATCCTCTGTACCGACAACCGCCATCAGGTCTAGTGGATCATCGAGCAGCACGGCTCCGCACCACGCACACCGCTGCCGAAGGCGAGTACCGATCTGGATTGGTTGTGCTGCGATGTGTATGACTGGGGTACTCATCGCGTCTCCACCCAGATCGCCCTGGGACGACACTGATCGCAGTGCCAGTAGACGTCGCCGAGCCAGATCATCGTGTGCCCATTGGGACACGACAGTGGCTTGGTGTGCTGCCAGTAGGGCGATGGCTGGCCGTTCCATGTGCGGCTCACCGCCGCCCCTCCAGCCATCCCGCCGCCACTACCATCGCGTCCGTTCTCGACATTCGACCTTGCTCACTCGATCGCTTGGATAGGCCGTCTCGTGCTCCCATTCGTCCGTGATTACGAGCCAACCATCGACGTACTTCGCCCGAATCGTGTAAGAACCCCCAGATCGCCCCTTCTCCTTGAAGCGCAGGATTTCGCCATCCCGCATCGTGATCGTGATCTCTTCCATCTATCGCCCCTCCAGCCATCCCGCCGCCAGCGCGCAGACGAGCCCGACGCCCACGATGGCCGCGAGGAAGCCGGCGAAGCGGGCGTTGTCGTGGAGCCAGGCGAGGATCATCGCGTCGCCCAGAACAACACGAGAGTAGACGCCACGCCGAGTACATAACCAAGCATGAAGCGGCTCATCGCGGGCCGTCCTCGGAGAGGACAGCATCGTGGTCCTGCATGAGACGGTCGACAGCGTTGAGCGCGGCTATATACCTGGCATCCGGCGGCACGGTGTAACGAAGCACCTGATCGCGCAGCGCCATCAGCGTCGCATAGACACGTCGTGCTAAGCGTGACTCGGCATCGAGTGCTGTGCGTAATTCGGTATTCTCGTTGACCACCACATCCACGGACTGCGCCAACTCACTGAGCCGCGCATTCTCCTCGCGCAGCTTCTTCGGGCCATGCGATGCGACCTCAATCTCGCGCAGGCGGTCGCGCTCGATCTCGGCATCGGCCAGCCTCTTGAGAGCAACGTCAGTCAGCCTGTTATCGCTCATCGCTGGCGGGCCTCGGTGAGTTGAGGGTCGGAGAATGTGACCATTGACGGACCCCCAGGAAACCGCTGGGCAAAGGCTGGGCACTCCCACGAGCGCTCGTCATCCGACGGAAGATTGATCCAATGCTCCCACTCTGACCGGGACGCTTCCGGCACGAGATACCAGTGGCCATCGTGGTCTGGCGAGAGGAAGAATCGGGATGGGCTGCTCATCGCTGGCGGGCCTCGGCGAGGGCAAAATACCTATCGCGCCACCGTCGAGCGGCGTCTTGCCATTCCTTGCTCTCCTTCGACCAGTCGCCGTTGCCGCCAGCGTTGGCGATGATCCCCCACGCCAATTCCATTTCATCGAACAGCCGCGCATTCTCCTCGCGCAGGCGCTCCGTCTCCTTCGCCGCATCATCGGCAGCGCCTTGAATCCATTCGATCGGCGTCCAGCCGCGCAGGAATGGCTCATATGGCATCGGCACGCGCTCGACGTTGTCCGGGCCTTTGAAGTCGAATACTTCGTCGGTCCAATCCTCCGTGTGGTGGAACGCCTTGCCTGCACAGGCGACGGCGGACAGAACGCGATCCACGAATTCCGTGCCAGTTGACCTGAAGCTATAGTAGTAAGCATTGAGTCTCATCCCTGCCTCCTCCACTGGGCCAGCATCTCGGCGTACCAGGTCGTCCGGTCCAGGTCGAACGTCTCGTGATACGAGGGCGCCATCTCGGGCGCCGCGAACAGCCATGCGAGCAGTCGGTCCAGCATCAGCATGTCCACCTTGGACATTCCGGCCAATGGTGACGCCCGTCTCCGAGCTTGGCGACGGGGATAATCGCCGCGCACCACCAGCACTGCCACGCCGGAACTCCGAACACCCGCGTGCCAATCGGCAGACTGAGCCATCGCCACCCCAAAATCCTCCACGAAGCCCATCAGCATGTCCCCCTTTTCCAGCACTCCCAGCACACCCACCGTTGGTGGGCATGGCAGTAGTTCACCTCGCGGAGCTGCCGCGGGCCCGTCCACTGGCAGATGGCGCAGGTCCAGGTCACCATGTCTCGGGATCCACCTCGAGCGCGGCGGGCGCCGGCAGAATCATCACCTTCCCCGCCACCTTCTGCACCTGTCCGAATCCAAGCAACAGACGCGCCACCGCCTGTGCCGCTGCCTTCGGATCGAAGTTAGGGGGCACCACCACCGGCCGCTCCCGACACCCGAGCTGCGCGCATGGCGCTGGCGACCGAGGCTCCGGCTCCTCCCCCCGCACCGCCTGCCAGAGCCACCGCACCGGGTAGTGGGTCCAGAACGAGCACGACTTGCGCTCGAGGAGTTTCAAGATCCACCGTTCGAATTCGTCGTAGTCGGCCTCGTGCTCCGGGGCAGTGAGCACGACGTGATGCCAGGCGCAGAGCTGGCGGTGCGTCGCCGTCTCCACCTCGGCGAGCATCCGACACCCGGGTTGGGCGAGGCGGGACCAGGTACAGAGCCCCCACCGTGGCTTGGTGGCGCTCCCGCCTGACGTCGGGACGTCCCACCCGCAGGACGGGCACCGCTTCCCCCGGAAGACCTTCGAGCAATCGGGGCACTCAGGCATGGGCTTCCCCTCGATGATTAGTCTTGGAGTTGCTCTTGGCCATGATCGAACGCCGTCCGCGGCAACTGGCCGGCGTACTGCCCGAACTTGGTGCGATTGAACAAGGTCGCCGGCCGGAGGTACTGCTTCATCTCGTCCTTCTTCCCCCACTCTCTGACTTGGCGCGCGATCACCGCCCGACACTGCTCCTCGGTATACCCTTCTTCGAGGCGCCCCACGATGAGCGCGAGGTTTCCCGCAGTCGGTTGATAGCTATGGCCGGTCTTCTCGTTCAGAAAGGCCAGCAGCGCCTTCGCCGCGGTCTTCGTGCCAACCTTCCTGGCGATCTTCTCCCTGGGCGGGGCCTCGTCTTGCTCTCGGAACCAGCCGATGATAGTCCGGGCCAGATCGAGCGTCTCCATCCCCCGGCACTTGCGCAGGAGCACGGCCAACTGCCATTCCCGCGACGTCGGAGCCACCCCCTCGGGCGGGTCCTCGTCCTCATCGAGGATGGGGTCTGTGGGCTGCGTAGCGACCGAATCAGCCGCCTGCTCCGTGCGAACGGTCGCGGCGCCCGCAGGCAGGGCGCGGAGCTTCTCCTTGAACTGCTCGACGCTCCACCGCTTGCGCTCCCCGTTCGGCAGCATCTCGCCCTGGACCGCCATCGCCAGCCAGTGGCGGCGCTCCTCGGCGTCGAGGCTCGCCACGAGGGCATGGTGGCCAAAGTCGAGCGCCTCGAGCCGTTCGCTCCGCGGAATGGAATTGGCCACCCACATCAGGTTCTTCAGCGTGCTCGGCTTCAACCCCAAGAGATCGGTGTACTGGTACGCCGACTCGCCGTAGTGATCTTCCCCGTAGGCCAAGACATCCCCGATCCACCAGCTCATGCCTTTGGTGATCCCTCCGAGCAGGACCAGGGCATCGGCCCACTTCTCGATCTTGAGCCCGGGAGAGGGAATGTACGCGGTCGGGGTGGTGGTGCCGGGCAACCCGCCAGGCGCCGCGCTCATGGGCTACCGTCCGTGGTTGCGAATCGTGGACGCTAGCGCCTCGATCGCCGCCCCCTGGGACTTCTCCTCCTCCCGGAGCTCCTTCCGGGTGACGTCGTTGGTCCGTTTCGTCGCCTGCAGGTTGCCGACGAGCTTGGCCAGCTTCTCGCCGGCCGCGTGGCGCTCCTCCTCGCTCATCGGCACCAGCACCGGCTGAGCCCCTTCCGCCTCGTGGTCGATCTCGCGCACTCCTCGCCGTCTCGCCATGCTGAGTCTCCCTCCGGTTCCTCTGGGTTAGGTGGTCACGAGGTGCGCGCGGATGTAGGCATACGCGGCACCGATCTGCTCGCGCGACGGGACGGGCCCGGTGGCGCGGAGCAGATTCAACAAGCGATCGAAGTGCTGAATGTCGCCCATGTAGAGCTGGGGCTCGATGATCTGGGTCACGATGCCATGACAGCGCGGGCAGAGCACGCAGAGATTGTCGTGGTCCGCGATCAGCTCGGGGGCGATCCGGCGGGGCAGGATATGGTTCACCTCGCTAGAATCGGGCCGCTCGCAGCGCCGGCAGATGCCCTTGTCGCGGGCCCGGATCGTGCGGGCGAGCATCGTCCAGCCGCGGGGCATGGCGGGTGTCTCGTAGGGACGGGAGGCCCTAGGCTCGGCGCGCTCGCGGGGCTTGCGTCGGAACCCGGAGCGTTTCACTTCTTCGCTTTCGGTGGGACCTTCACCAGTTCCTCGGTGCCAGCATCAAACTCGGGCCCGCGCCAGACTCTAAACCACCCGCGCCCCTTGTACCCCCAGATTTGATCCGCCCCGGTGCAGGGGAACCGGCTCGCCAACACCTTCTGCCGGCGCGCGCTCATGTGGGCCGAGTCGGTCACCTGGACGAAACACCGCCCGGTATAGCGCACTGCGATCACGTCCCAGATTCCGAAAAAGTCATGACGCTGGGAGCGCGGGACCATCGTCGTGTCCTTCACGTACCCCACACCGATCGCCCCGGGCTCGGAGACCTCGACGGTCTTAGGAACCCACCGCACCACGTTCGGCGCCGTCTCCACCAAGCAGCCGGTCGCCTCGAAGTACCTCTTGGCCAGGAACACGAGTCGCTGCCCCTTGGCGGTGGTCTGCTGCCTGGGAGACTTGGCCTGACGTCGGGCAGCGGCGCGCGCGCGTGGGACACGGCTATGTCCGAGGATCGAGTGACCGAGATTCGAGGCCCCGACCACTCTCACAGCGTCACCTTCGCCCGATCCCGCCGCTCCTGGCTCCGCGCCCGCTGCGCCTGGTTCTCACGCCGCAGGCGACAGCTTCGACACCGACCGGGCGTCGGCCCTCGGCTCCCCCCCGAGAAGAACCGCTTGCCGCAGGACTGGCAGCGATACTGACGGCGGAGCATCACCATGTCGGCCTCCCCTGCTTGCGCAACAGCTCCTGGAAGTCTTCCCAGGTCTTCTGACGCCACACCGTGACGTCGGTTTGCA